GTAATTGTTAATAATATTGATGTTAACAATATGGGAACACTAGAAGTAGAAATATTAAGATATACTTCTGCAGGAAACTTGCCAGAGAAAAGCGGACAACTTGAAACTGTACGCTATTTGAGTCCGTTCTATGGCACAACTCCTGCTAGAGGCTTAACAGAAAATGACGGATATGAATTTACGCAAAAAAGTTATGGTATGTGGGCAGTGCCGCCGGATATTGGCACTAAGGTATTAGTAATATTTGCTGAAGGAAATAAAAACTTTGGGTATTGGATAGGATGCATACCAGACGATTACATGAACTTTATGGTACCGGACGGAAGACCATCAACTACACTTACTACAGAAAACACACCTGAACACTTGATAGGTAAAAAATTACCTGTTGGTGAATATAATAAAATGGTTGAATCTGGTGAAAAAGTTGATACAACTCTTTTTAACAAACCATATAACAAAGACTTTACACAAATATTAGAAGTTCAGGGTTTATTAGCAGACGAAGCTAGAGGCACTACTACAACTAGTGCAAGACGCGACTTTCCTAGTATGGTGTTTGGATGGAGCACACCTGGTCCTAAAGACAAGCGTAAAGGCAACCCAAAATTTGAAGTAGGGCCAGATGGTAAAAAAGTAGAGTTACCCTACAATAGACTAGGCGGCTCATCGTTTGTAATGGATGACGGTGACGAAAGATTTGTTAGAGAAACACATGCAGAAGATGGTCCACCAAGATATGTAAACAAAGGCGCAGGATTTCCAGGCGGCGACGAAACTATACCGCAAAATGAATTGACTAGATTACGTACTAGAACAGGGCATCAGATAGTGATGCATAATTCAGAAGATTTAATCTATATTGCAAACAGCAGAGGCACAGCATGGATTGAACTATCTAGTGATGGTAAAATTGATATTCATGCCCAAGATAGTGTTAGTGTAATGAGCAATCAAGATATTAACTTTACAGCTGAAAGAGATTTTAACATTGACGCTGGTAGAAATATAAACATGAGGGCACAGGCTAGATTCTCCGACGGACAAAAAACGTTAGATGGCGTAGAGTCTGGTAGAATACAAATAGAAAGTGCGTTTGATACTAATATTTTAGTAGGTAACAATTATAAAAGAAATGTTTTAGGTACTAGTAATATAAAAATAGACATGGATAACTTTGTTACTATAGAAAACAATCACGAAGTTACAGCAGGAAATATCTTAAATACGTCTCTAGGTGGCTTCCATCAAAAATCTGCACATACTTTCTATAGAGAAAGTGCAAGTAATATTAACGATTTATCAGCAGGAGTATATCTTAATAAAGCTTCTGAAATAAATTCTCATTCTACTGGCGATACTAAAATACTTACTGTTGGCAATCATAATACTATTATACAGGGCGATCAATCTCTTACAATTACAGGTGCCAATACTATACAAGCCGATGTGCAACATTTTGAAGCAACAAATGGTTTACATATATTAGGAGGCACAGCAATCGCAGGAGATGCAGATCAAATTAGTTGGAACACAGGAAAATCTGTTGCAGGAGTTGCAGCTTTGACTGCACTTAGTGCAACTTCAGCAACTTCAGCAAAGATTGCAGAACCAATTATACCACTTCCGCTTATTAACTTGCCTTATGTATTTCCTGGTACTAAAGATACAGTGCCTTATGAAAGCATACACGCAAGAGCACCACAACACGAACCCTGGCCGCATCATGAAAATTTAAATCCGCTAGGATTTAAAGCAGAACAAACTGACAGGGAATCACCAGGACAACTTATGCCTTCAGATAGGATATTGACACCTGATACATTTACAAAATCTAAATCTAATGTACAAGAATCTGCAACAGTATTAAACTCTAGCGGAAATGACGATTACGGTACAACAGGCGATCAAACAATTGTTAATGGAGTAGATGTACCTCCGGAAACTGTACCTGGAACAGAATCACTTAGATCTATTTCTAATTTCCAAGTTGACAAAGAAAGAACCGATGAATATATGGCTAAATCAGGATATGGAAAATATCTTGGTAGAATATTTGTCGGCGATGGTCCTCTTGGAACAATCACATCAGGTAAACGAGGACTTAAAGCAGACGTTGCAGAAATTTGGGTACCAAACTTCCAAGGATTTATTGACGAACTAGAAGGCACCGGATACGAAATAAAAACTCTATTAGGATTCAGTAAGCGTACAATTGGTAAATCAAAAAACTGGAGTACACATGCTTCCGGAGCGGCTATTGATATTAACCCACCAAATCCTGTAAGGAACGGCACCCCTAATGGACTATTTAAACCTCGACCAAGAAATGCACCGGTTACAGACATGCCTGCAAATACAGGTGAAATAGCTAAAAAATGGGGGCTTGGCTGGGGCGGAAACTGGACATCTATAGATGATGCTATGCATTTCAGTACTGCTGCAAATGAAGGAGGAAGTTATAGATTTACTCCAGGAATAATTCCACAAGGTCCTAGCACCGACGCTACTGTAGATAAGGACGGATTGCCTACAGGTGAATATGTTGCTCCAAGTAAAGAAATTAATGAAGCACTTGAAGCAGAATCTCCTACGCCGCCAGAAAATGAAAATGCACCAGGACCACAAAACGCGGACGGTTCTCCAAATACTGGACCACAATAGTAAGGTAAATATAGTATGAGCGAACTAGAACAAAATCTATATAAAAAATTAAGCGTAGCAAGTTCTACAAAAGAACTTCCTGGCAGTAGGACTTATAGAGGATTTTCTTCTGCCACAAACGATAAAAGTTTTAAGGTTTATGACCACGAAGCTATAAAACAAGACATTATTAATCATTTCCATATTAGACAAGGCGAAAAACTATCTGATCCAACTTTTGGATGTATTATATGGGACATATTATTTGAACCCTTCACAGTTGATTTACAACAAGCAATTATTGAAAATGTTACATTTATTATTAATTACGATCCTAGAGTTCAAGCTGAAGAAGTTATTGTAGATCAATACGAAAATGGCATACAAGTTACTGCAACTGTCAAATTTATTAACTATTCTATAGTGGAAAAATTGCGGTTTAGCTTTGATCAGCAAGCAGGATTATTATTTAAAAATTAAATACATACATTATTATATCACATAAATACACAAGTATAAAGGAATAATGATATGTCATCAAGTGATAGACAGTCTAGATTACTAGTATCAGAAGACTGGAAAAGAATTTATAGTAGCTTTAGAAATGCTGACTTTCAAAGCTACGATTTTGATAACTTACGCAGGGCTATGATTAACTATCTGCGTCAAAACTATCCCGAAGATTTTAATGATTATATCGAATCTAGTGAATATCTAGCCTTAATCGACATGATTGCATTTTTAGGTCAAAATATTTCTTTCCGTGTAGATCTAAATGCAAGAGAAAATTTCTTAGAAACTGCAGAACGTAGGGAAAGTGTCTTACGTTTAGCTCGTATGCTTGCATATAATCCAAAACGTAATCAATGCGCTAACGGATTGTTTAAAATTACAACTGTAAAAACAACAGAAACAATGTTTGATAGTCAGGGAATAAATTTATCTAATACTGTTGTTAAATGGAATGATAATGCAAACAATAATTATTTTGAACAGTTTTCAAAAATATTAAATGCAGCACTGCCTATAAACAATAGTATAGGAAATCCTTTAAAGTCACAGGATATAGAAGGCGTGACTACACAAAAATATAGATTTAATTCTACAAATAGTGATGCGGCCCTTTTTCCGTTTACAAAATCAATGGAAGGCACTAACGTAAAAATAGAACTAGTAAGTTCGGATATAGACAACGGCAGTATTGTTGAAGAGCCTCCACTGCCGGGAACAAGTCCAGCATTTTTGTTTAGAGATGACGGACAAGGCGCAGGAAGTTCTAATACAGGATTTTTTATGCATGGTAGACAAGGTACTATGCAACAAGGCACTTTTAATATAACAAACCCAACTGCTAATCAAACAGTTGCAATTGATGCTCAAAATATAAACGACTCTGATGTATGGTTATATAGTGTTGACTCAAATGGCTTTGAAACAGCTCAGTGGACAAAATTAAACGCCGTACAAGGTAATAACGTCATATATAATAGCATCTTTAATCAAGTTAGAGATATATTTGCTGTAGAAAGTCGTATTGGCGATAGAATTAATGTAGTTTTTAGTGACGGAACATTTGGAAACTTACCAAATGGTAATTTTAAAATATATTATAGAACAAGTTTGCCTACTCCTGCTGTAATTACACCGGGCGCAGTGGGTAATATAAATATCGCCATTCCTTATCAAGCTAGAAACGGAACTCAGCAAACTTTAACTTTGGGATTGAGACTACAATACACAATTATCAACGGTAGTGCAGCAGAGTCAAATGCTGATATCAAACTAAATGCACCTACTTCTTATTATACGCAGAATAGATTAATTACTGGGGAAGATTATAATGTAGGACCATTGTCTGTTAGCCAAGAAATTATTAAGACAAAAAGTGTAAACAGAATCAGTTCGGGAATTAGTAGATACTTAGATATAAAAGATCCTAGTGGAAAATATAGTACTACAAAATTGTATGCAGACGATGGCGTATTATATAAAGACATTTATGAAACAAAACAAGACTTTACATTTTCGTCACAAAGTGACATAGAAGGCATTATTGTAAACAGACTACAAGGAATAATCGAATCTTCCGGTGTTAGAAATTTTTATCTTGCACAGTATTCTAAACTAATTGTTGACGATCTTAGTGCAACATGGAACAGTTTTAGTAATTTAACTAACCAAAATATTGGTACTATTGTAGATAATGATTCAACAGCATTTCCAGTAGGTACATTTACTTCTAGTAATTTTAAATCTATATTGCCTGGTGCTATGTTAAAATTTGTTGCTCCTGAAGGTAAACATTTTATGTCAGACAACAGTCATGCACTTATGGACGGTGAAGCAAATCATCCTTTTGCTGTGCTTTATAAATGGACAAAAGTTACAAATATTGTAGATGATGGTACTATTATAGACCCTGATCTAAACACAGGCGGCATAACACTTAGTGACTCTATTCCAACAGGTGCAATACTAGAAGAAATTATTCCTGCTTTAAGCATATTTTTTACAAACGATTTAAAAACACAAATTATTGATCAAGCATTTGCTTATAAAGATTTTGCATTGCGTTTTGATAGAACAGACGGTTTGTGGAAGTTAATACTTGCAGAGGATATTGACACAATTGATCAATTTGCATTAGGTAAGACAGGAGATACTTCCGGGCAAAATCTTGACGCAAGTTGGCTAACATACTTCAAAACTAATGGAGAGAAATATACAGTAACTACAAGAAATTTACGATATATATTTGAAAGTGAAAATGAAACAAGATTCTCTTTTGATAGTTCTGATAAAATTTATGATCCTAAATCAGGAAAAATTGTTAGAGACAAAGTGCGTGTCCTTGACATTAATACTCAGCCTGATATTAATAAACCTTTCACTCAAAACTATGACTGGAATATTAGTAATTCTTACAAAGACTCAGAAGGATATGTAGATACTAGAAAAATACAAGTTGAGTTTTTTGATTTAGATAACGATAATGTAATAGATGATCCAGATCTTTTCAATCAAATCGTTAGTCCACTTGTAGCACCACAACAAAAACTTGTATTTCTAAAAAAGTTTACAACAAGTGATAACGTAGAAGAATTTAGATATTTTAATAACACAGATAATACAATTATTACAAAAACAAATCAAGCTGCAATCGGAGCTTATAGTCAGTATGAAAATGAAGGACAAATTTTCTACTTGTATGATGAAGGCATTTTTAAACAACTTAATAAAGTTTTAAATAATTTATCTACTGTTGATACATATCGTGCTTATACCGGTAGAGATAAAATTAGATTTGAGTACACACATGTTGCAGACTCCAACTATAGAATTGATCCTGCTATTAGTAATATCATTGACACATATGTTTTAACAAGACAATACGATACAAATATTAGACAGTATTTGAACGGAGTATTATTAAATTTACCATTACCTCAAAGTAACGACGAGTTGTTTAGAAACTACGGCAGCGAAATTAATAAAATAAAGTCAATAAGTGACGAAGTCATTTATCACCCAGTTAAGTATAAGATACTATTTGGTACAGAAGCTAATGAAGATTTACAAGTGATTTTTAAAATTGTTAGAAACAAAGATCTTGTCGTTAATGACAATGAGTTAAAAGCTGATGTAATTACTGCAATTAACGAATTCTTTGCAATTGAAAATTGGGACTTTGGTGAAACATTTTACTTCCAAGAGCTTTCGGCATATATTATAAACAAACTAACACCTAAGCTAGTTAGTATTGTAATAGTTCCTAGACAAGGATCTCAAGCATTTGGTAGTTTATTTGAAATAAGATCAGAACCAGATGAAATATTTATAAGCGGAGCATCTGTATCAGACGTAGAAATAATTAAAGAAATTACTGCTGTACAAATTCAAGCAAGCGGCAAAGTAATTACAAATAGTGCATCATCTACGTCAGGAATAGCATCGGGTAATGCAACAGTTACACCTAGGACTACTAGCACAAATAACACCACAGTAGTTAATACATCTAATAATAGTTCAAGTGGTTCTAGTTCAAGTGGTTCTAGTTCAAGTGGTTCTAGTTCAAGCGGTTCTAGTTCAAATAATTCTAGCGGTGGAGGCTATAGTTACTAATGGCGTATGATAATAATCAAAATGAAAACGCACTTCCGACGCC